GTTAAAATTTCGAGATAAAGTCGGCTTTGCTTGATAGCCTTACAACATGCCGAATCCAGCGAAACCACTTGCAACTAAGAGGGCTTTAGGCACCCCTGGCAGAAAGAAATTGCCCGATATTGCTGGCACTATTTCACTTCATGCAGGCAGGGTTGAGCCGCACCAGCCGCTTGATTGGGCTGGCATGTTGCTCTGGAATCGAGTGTTCAATCAAGGACAGACTTGGATTAGCCCGCAAACTGATGTTGAGTTACTTTTGCTCACTTGCAAGCAACTTGATCGTCAAGTTATTTTGGAACGCCAATTTGTTGAGAAGCCAGAGGATTACCATGTGCATCGCCAGTTGCTTGACCTTGAGGCGGCACTGGTTCGCAATCTTGGTTTGCTGGGTTTGACTGTGGATGCTCGTTCGAAGTTGGGTTTGGCTGAGATAAAGGCCGAGTCGAAACTTGAGGCTTTGAGGCGCAGGCAGAGTGACCGTGAGCAAGTGCAGGTGGTTGAGGTTGTCGCAGATTAAGGCTTGGCCGCCAGCATGGGTGACACCAACTTCGACTGAGTTTGGTTCGCGTGGGGCTGATGCTGTGGACTTTATCAATACTTTTGTGACTTTGACTAAAGACTCGATTGCGGGAAGTGCTGGTGAGCCGATTCAGTTGCGACCTTGGCAAGAGCAGATGCTTGAGGAAACGCTGGCTTTGGATTCGCGTGGACTCTATAAGCATCGAACTGCCCTTTGGGGCATGGGTCGCAAGAATGGCAAGAGTGCTTTGGTTACTGGACTTGGGCTTTATTTCTTGTTTCAAGGTGATCAGGGTGGAGAGGTTTATTCTTGTGCAGCTGAAAAGGAACAGGCTCGCATTACTTTTGGGGATGCTAAAAAGATTATTGAGCGTGAACCTGAGTTGGCTGCGCTTTGCAATGTTTATCGAGATGCGATTGAAGTGCCTGGCACTGGGTCTGTTTGGCGTGTGCTATCGGCTGAGGCTTACTCGAAAGAGGGTTTGAACGCTAGCGCAGTTATCTTTGATGAGGTTCATGCTTTGCAGACTCGCGCTATGTGGGATGTTATGCAGTTGTCTATGGCTTCGCGTAAGCAACCGATTATGTTGGCGACAACTACTTGCGGTGCTAAGTATGATGCGACTGGTCAAGATTCGACTGCTTACCAGTTGTATCAGTATGGCCAAAAGGTTGCTCGCGGTGAGGTTGATGACCCTAGTTTTTATATGGCTTGGTGGGAAGCCAATACTGAGGCTGACCACAAACTTGAATCCAGTTGGATTGCCGCTAATCCAGGCTATGGGGATTTGAACTCGAAAGAGGACTTTGAGAGCATGGTGAGGCGCACACCTGAAGCTGAATTTAGGACTAAACGCTGCAATCAGTGGGTTTCGGGGCAGACTGCTTGGCTTCCTGCTGGTTCATGGGATGTGTTGCAGAGTGATTTCGAGTTGACTGCTGATGATGAGTATGTGCTTGGTTTTGATGGTTCGTTTAGCGGTGACACCTCGGTTATTGTGGGTGTCACTATTCCTAAAACAATTGACGATAAGGCGCATGTCTTTTTGGTCAAGGCGTGGGAAAAGCAGCCAGAGGATTATGACGATTGGCGGGTTGACACTCTCGATGTTGAACAGGCAATTATTGGATTTGTTCAGCAATTCCCGAAAGTCAAAGAGATCGCGTGTGACCCTTTTCGTTGGCAACGGTCGATGGCTGTGCTTGAGGACATGGGTTATCCAATTGTTGAGTGGCCATCAACTTCGGCTAGGCGCATGGTGCCGGCTTGCGCCAAATTCTTTGATGCGATTACTGAGAGTCGTTTGACTCATGATGGCAATCCTTTGATTGCTCGCCATTTGGATAATTGTGTTGTCAAGAGTGACAATTTGGGTGTTCGTATTGTGAAAGAGAATCGGGCTAGTCCTCGCAAGATTGACGCGGCTGTTGCTGCTGTTATCGCTTATGACCGCGCGACTACTAAACTTGAAACTGATGTTATTCCCGAGTTTTTTGTTTTCTAAGGGTTGGAAATGATTGCGACTATTTTGCAGGCCAGCGGTGTTGCTGTTTTGGCTTTGGGTCTTGGCTTGAATTGGTGGCCTTTGGGAATTGTTGCAGCGGGCGCAGGTTTGCTGTTGTTTGGTTTGGCTATCGAGAGAAGTAACTAATGCTAGGTCGGGTTTTGCCGGGTGGCGAACAGCGCAACATTTCATTCCAAACTATTTGGGGTGCTGGCGACCTAACTTCGTATGAATCTCAAGCTGCGACTTATGTTGATCAGCAGACTGCCACAACTTCAAACGCTGTTTGGGCTTGTGTCACTTTGATTAGCGACACTATTTCGACTTTGCCTGTGGATGCGTTTATTCGCAGGGATGGTATCAAGAAACCTTATCGCCCGCGACCTGCTTGGGTTACTCAACCTGATGCGATGATAAATAGTGTTGCGTTTTGGCAGCAGATTATGGTTAGCCTGCTGATTGATGGCAACGCTTTTGTGCGTATTTTCCGCGACCCGAATAATGGCGAGATTATCAACTTGATGTGTCTTGACCCGCTAAAGGTTTTAATGTCTCGCAGTCCGCTTGGCCAGAAACGTTATTCATATACTGGCGAAACCGGCATGCTCGAAACTGATGACATTTTGCATGTGACTGGCAGCTTGTTGCAACCTGGACAGATTCGCGCAAATAGTATTGTGGACAAGTTGAAAGAGAATATTGGTCTAAATATTGCTCTTGAAAACTTTGCGGCACGCTTTTTCGGTCAGGGAACGACTATGGCTGGCATTATTGAAGTGCCTGGCACTCTCACTGGTGATCAGGCTAAGAATCTTAGTGATTCTCTTGACCGCATGCACCGAGGCTATAAGCGTGCGCACAGGACTGGTGTTTTGTCTGGTGGCGCAACATTCAAGCCGACTACTGTGCAGAATGACCAAGCGCAGATGATTGATTCACGCAAGTTTGCTGTCGAGGACATTGCTCGCGCGTTTAGAGTGCCGCTAAACATGATTGGTTTGAGTGAAAAGGGTGCTTCAAGCTATAACAGCATTGAGCAAAACAACATTGCGTTTGTGACTCACACTTTGCGACCTTGGATTGCTCGCCTTGAGGATGCCTTTAGTCGTTTGTTGCCTGATAGGGCGTTTATTTCGTTCAATACTGATGAACTGTTGCGTGGCGATTATTCGACTCGAATCAATGGTTATGCGAGTGCGCTCATGAATGGTTGGATGACTATCAATGAGGTTCGTGGCAAAGAGGACATGTCGCCGATTTCTGCTGGTGACAATAACCGAGTGCCTTTGGCGAACATTGACATTACTGCCGCTAACTTGAGTGAGATTGAGGGCAAGGTTGCGATGGCGCAAAAGCTAATCAACATTGGTTTTGAGCCTGCTGAGGTGCTTAAGAGTCTTGGTTTGCCTGCGATTGCTCACACTGGTTTGCCTAGCGTTCAAGTCCAAAATCCAACTACTGTGCCTGATGGCAGCTATAAAACGGGAGAATAATGCCTTATTTCATTGAGCAAACTGATAAAGGTTGGGACACAATAGATCAGTCGGGCAAGGTGTTGGGTTCTCACCCGACTAAAAAAGAGGCTATCAAGCAAATGGTTGCGGTTTCTTTGCATGAAAACATGACTCCAGGTGGCGAAAAGAAACGTGCGCTTGATGATTCTCACCTGACTAACCGCAGCATTTTGGGTGCTATTGGTCTTGTTGACTTGGATGGCACTCTTGTGGTTGATGGCATGGTGAATGACTCGCTGCAAAAGTGGATTGACTTGCAAAAAAAGGATTTGTGGATTGTTTCGGGCAGGCCTGAGGCTGACCGCGAGGACATTCTTGCTGAATTGGGTCAACTAAACATTGAATATCAGGAACTTATTTTGAGTGATGGTTCAGTGACTTCGACCCCGATGTTCAAAGCTATGACTGCCGATAATCTTATGGATTTGGGTTATGAAATTGATTGGGCTGTGGATGCAGATAACGCTTCACGCATGGCCTATAAAGAGGCTGGGATTCAAAACGTTTATGATCCAGAGGAGTTACCAAATATGAATCTAATAAATCGCGCAGCGGTTCAAGACATGTCGCAGAGCCTTGACCCTGCCTATAACATGACTTTGGCTGACCCTAATTTGGGTGAGGAAATGCCTGAGGATGAGGCGACTGAAAAGACTAAAGCTAATTTGGCTGTTGAGTTGCGTGAACTTTTGGGAACGACTGTAAGCCTAAAGTTTTTGGCTCATGGTGCGCATTGGAATGTCAAGGGTGTTTTGTTCAGCCAGTATCACGAGTTTTTTGGTGACATTTATCAGGATATTGATGACATTATTGACCCGCTTAGCGAGAACATTCGCAAACTTGACTTTGACAGCCCTTTTACTTTGCCTCAGTTTGTTGCTGATACTGACATTGATGCCACTTTTGTTGGCGGCGACCCTGTTGATTTGAGCCTGGCACTCTATAAGGCTATTGAAATCTATAAGGGCGATGTCGCTTATACGATTACTTGCGCTGATGCTTTGGCTGAGCAGGGTATCTATAATTTCTTGGCTGATGTTCAAGATCGCATGAGCAAATGGCATTGGCAACTTGGTGCTGTTATTGGTGATGTGAAGCGTGACGAATATGCGGTTGATGTTGAGGAAGCAGCTGAGGGTCAAACTGTTGAGGAAGCCAGCGAGGACACTGGTTCGCCTGCTTCGGGCATGTCTGCTGGAACTGAGATGAATTCTGCTCGTTCTCACCATGCTGACGTGGAACGCCGCACTGTTTATGCGCCGATTGAGATGCGCGCTGAGGGCGATGGCATGACTTTTAGTGGTTATGCAGCTCTTTTCAACCAGCCGAGTGAGCCTTTGCCTTTTACTGAAACGATTATGCCTGGCGCGTTCAAGCGTTCGTTGGGTTCGCGTAATGAAGTGAAGTTGCTTTGGAATCATGACACCGGCACTGTATTGGGTTCGCTTCGTGCTGGCACTATGCAGTTGAGTGAGGATGCTAAAGGTCTAAAAGTGACTGCACAGTTGCCTGACACTCAGGCTGGGCGTGATGCTGCTGTTTTGTTGAAGCGTGGCGATGTTTCGGCAATGAGTTTTGGTTTCCGCGTGCCAGAGGGCGGCGATTCTTGGAACAGTGATGGCACTGAACGCATGTTGAACAGTGTTCGTCTGCATGAAGTCAGCATTGTGGCTTTCCCTGCTTATCCTGCGACTGATGGCATGGCTAACGTGCGATCATTTGATGCGATTGCTAAGCGTGCAAACGTGGATTCGGGTGAGTTGACGGATGCGATTTTGGCTCTTGAGAGCGATGCAGAGTTGACTGAACGCCAAGCTGAATTGTTGACAACTGTTGCTGGCAGCCTAGTCAAAAAGTTGCCTGACCAGCCTGCCGGTGTTGCAGACTTGTTGAATATCAAAAAGAAGCAACTCGACCTTATGTTGAAACGCGAATAAACTAGATTTACTAGCGCAGGCGGTTTTCGTTCATTTTCTGCCTGCTTCTTAGTAACTAAAAAACGCATAAACCCTAGAGCGTTTCCCTCGGCCAGACTTTCACTGGTCGGGGGTTTTTCAATTCTGGGTCGTGTGTCTGGTTGGCTTATAGACTTATCTTGCTTGAGTGTTAGCACCGGCAGGGTTCAGCGTTAGCGCGGCCAATAAACCATTTTTCTAATGTTCTTGAAAGGACAACCACTATGAGCGACGCTCAAAAAGCAGTGGACCAGAAAAACGGCCTATTTCACCAGATGAAGGAACTTGTTGACTCGGCTGAGTCACGCGGTGCCTGGTCAGGTGAGGATGAAGCTAAGTTCACTGAGTTGAACAAGGCTTATGAGGCTCGTGAGGCTGTGTCTGCTTTGGAAACACGCGAGGCTGCTGTTAAGGCTTCTATCGCTTCGGCTGCAATCAACTTCGATGCTGCTTCGGCAGACAACGAAAGCGACATTCTACGCAAGATGGCTTTGGGTGAAATCCGCAGCCACATGTTCGAATCTCGTGTGCTTGCACCAACTAACGCATCGAACACCACTTCGACTACCCCAATTCCAACTTCGTTCTTTAACCAGATCGTAACTTTGGCTCGTTTGGTCAACCCGCTTCTTGATTTGGCTACTGTAATCAACACCACTTCTGGTGAGCCTTTGCAGCTTCCAAGCCAGTCGGCATTCTCGACTGCAACTATCAAGGCTGCTGGTTCTGCTATCTCTGCTAGCGACCCTGGCTTCAACGTATTTACCACGCTGAACTCTTACAAGTATTCATTCATTACTCAGGTTGCGAATGAACTTCTAAAGGACACTTCAGTTGACTTGATTGGCTACCTTGCTGGTCAGGCTGGTAACGCATTCGGTTACGCTCTTGGTCAAGACTTCATCAATGGAACTGGTGGCGGAACTGCGCCAACCGGTATCTTGACTTCGGCTGCTACTGGTGTTGTCGGTAACGCTTCTACTACTGCTGTAACAGGCCCGAATGTTGTTGGTGGCTTTACTGCCGACAACATTTTTGACCTGATTTACTCGGTTGATGGTGCGCTTCGTCAGTTGCCAACTTTTGGTATCTTGGCTAACGCCTCGAGCATCGGCGCTATGCGTAAGCTCAAGGATGGTTATGGTCGCTTTATTTTCGAGCCTGCTCAGGTTCAGGGTAAGCGTGACCTTGTTGGTGGCGTAACTGTTTACGAAACTCCAGCAATGCCTTCAATCGGTTCGGGTGCTGTTTCACTTGTTGCGGGTGACCTCAAGGCCTATTATGTGCGTAGCGTGAATGGATTGGACGTTTCGCGTTCGGACGACTATGCTTTCGGTAGCGACTTGGCAACTTTCCGTTACCTCTGGCGTGCTGATGGTGCGCTAATTGAAAAGACTCACATGAAACTTTTCAAGGGTGGCACAGCCTAAATCGCTGTTTCTCGAAAAGCCCCTCAAGACTTCGGTTTTGGGGGGTTTTTCTATTACTCTTGAGGCATGACTAAATCAGCAATCGCACTTTACTCAAATTCGCCTGGTCAGCCGACTGGTTATGGCCAACAGGGTGAGCAGTTTCTTTTTAGGGCTAAGCGGGCAGGCCATAATGTTGCTGCGATCTCTAACTATGGGTTAGAGGGCAATAAGACAACTATTGATTTGGGTAATGGTAAGTTTCCGCATTATCCGCGTGGCGTTGATGGCTATAGTAATGATGTTTTGCCTTTGAATGCTGCGCATTTTCGTGGCGAAAATCAGGGTTTACCTTTTGCGCTAATTACGCTCTATGACGTTTGGGTTCTCACAAACCCTGCGCTTGATGAATTCAATATTGCTTCATGGGTGCCGATTGACCATAGCCCTGTCCCGCCAGCAGTTGCAGCTTGGTGTGCGAAACCTAATGTGACCCCGATAGCCATGACTAGGTTTGGTCAGCAGGCTTTGGCGCAGGCCGGTATTGATTCGATTTATGTTCCTCATGGTATGGATAGTAAGACTTTCAAGCCAACAGACAAGTGCAGTGATGGCACGCCTGCTGATGTTTACATGAACAGCGAGGGCAAGTTTGTTGTTGGCATGGTTGCCGCCAATAAGGGTGTTTATCCTAACCGCAAGGCTTTTGGCGAGAATCTTATGGCTTTCGCGATGTTGGCTAAAAAGTATGACGATGTTTTGTTGTATTTGCACACTGAAGCGTTTGGGTCTTATGGTGGCATAAATTTGGCTCACTTGTTGGAATCTTTGCAGGTTGACCCTAAACATGTCCGCTTTGTGGATCAGGTGGCTTACAAGTTTGGTATTGACCGCCAGACTTTAGCGGCTGCGCTCTCAGCTTGTGATGTTGGTTTGGTGACTTCGTATGGTGAGGGCTTTGGTATCCCGACTATTGAGTTTCAAATGTGTGGCACGCCGGTTATTGGCTCTAAGTTTGCTGCGACTGCTGAACTTGTGAGTGATGAGGGTTGGCTGGTTGATGGTCAGCCTTTGTGGGATGCGCCTCAGCGGTCTTATTTCAATATTCCTAGTGTTGTCGGTATTTTTGAGGCTCTTGAGGCTGCGTATTTGCGGGGTAAAAAGACTTCGCCAACGCAATATCAGGCGACTATTGATTTTGCTAAACAATATGATGCTGACATTGTGTTTGACGAGTATTGGAAGCCTGCTTTAGCGCAGATTTGCAAATGAAACTAATTGTGCCGGTTTTGAATCGGTTTGATTTGTTGCGCCGCATGCTTGAGAGCATTGATGTTGAGGCGACTGTTTATGTGATCAATAATTCTGGGCGGGCTTGGCCTCTCAAAGTCAATAACTCTAAAGTTTTGATTTGGTGGATTGATTTGCCCTCGAATTTGGGTGTTGCTTCAAGTTGGAATCTTGGTATCAAGTTTTTGCCTTTTGAGTCGCGTTGGTTTTTTACTTCAGCGGATGTTGTGTTTGCACCTGGCGATTTGGCTTTGTTGGATTCGGCTAAACCTGATGCTTTGACTTTGTGTGACAAGTTTCCGTTTTACCAAACTTTTGCTGTGGGTGAGGATGTTGTCAACGCTGTTGGGTTGTTTGATGAGGCTTTGCATCCTATTTATTTTGAGGATAATGATTTTGAGCGCAGGCTTGGTCGCGCTGGTTTGCGTATAGATCGTTTGCCTTTGCAGCTTGGTCACGATAATTCCTCGACTATAAATAGTGATGCTGGTTTGAGTGCTAAGAATCAGGTTACTTTTGCTGCGAATAAGGCTTATTTTGAGGCTAAGGTGGCTGCCGATAGGTTTGATGAGGGTCGTTGGTCTTTGAGTGTTAGGCGGGCTAATTCGTGGGATTAGTTGTTATTACTGGTGTTGCTGGTTTTTTGGGTTCGCATGTTGCTGATGCGTATTTGGCTAAGGGCTGGCAGGTTCGTGGCATAGATAACCTGTTGGGTGGCAGTCGCGAGAATGTGCCTGTGGGTGTCGAATTTTTTGAACTTGATTTGGATGATTTAGAGGCGATTAGCCCTGTTTTTGTGGATGCTGATTTGGTTATTCATGCTGCTTGCACTGCTTATGAGGGTTTGAGTGTCTTTAGCCCTGCTCTTGTGGTCAGGAACACTGTCCAGATAAGCGTGAACGCCATGACAGCGGCGATTCGGGCTAGAGTGCCAAAGTTTGTTTACATGTCGTCTATGGCGCGTTTTGGCGATAATGGTGGTATCAAGTTTGATGAGAACATGAAACCTATGCCGCAAGACCCTTATGGCATCGCAAAACTATCAACTGAACGCTTGTTGGCGAACTTGGCGATTGTGCATGATGTGGATTTGGTTGTGCTTGTGCCTCACAACATTGTTGGGGCAAGACAAAAGT